AAGGAGAGCGGCAAAGAAGACCTCTATGCCTTCATCCAGAGCCACAAAGATTCCGTTGACCTCCATAAAATTATGGACAGGTTCAATGCTGGTGATACTGCCGTTCTGCAAAAGGTGCAAGGTATGTTTGGTGATTTCAGCCAGATGCCCCAGACCTATGCCGGGCTGCTCAATCACATGATAGAGGCCGAGCAGACGTTTATGAGCTTACCCCTCGAAACTCGCGAGAAGTTCGGCCAATCTTTCCACGCTTGGCTCGCCCAGGCAGGCTCTGAGAGCTGGTTAGAGGCTATGGGTATGGTTACACCACCCGCCTCTCAAAATCCCGCTGGTGAGCCGCCAGCGGCCTCACAGGGCCCGAAAGGAGGTGAGACAGACCCCGCGCCAGCCTCACCCGCTGGTTAAAACTCTATATTCCTGACATTGGCTTGAACCGTGAGGTTTTGGTCAAAGCATACACGGCCGCCCTGGCCGTGTGAACAACAGAGAGCGAGGGGCCCCTGTGGGCCCCTCCTTTTGAACAACCGTTATAGACTGGAGGTATTAAGTTGTCTCGTAATGAAAATACAAGATTTGCTCTTAATCCTACTAACCTTGATATTGCTCGTAGCACTTTTCGGCGTGACCATAGTGTTAAACTCAGTTTCAATGTTGGAGACGTTATCCCCTTCTACGTGGATGAGGTTCTTCCCGGCGATACTTTCCAGCTAAAGACCTCCATGGTGGCTCGTCTCCAAACTCTGCTCACCCCTATGATGGACAATCTTTATCTTGACACCTATTTTTACTTCGTGCCTAACCGTATCGTCTGGCAGCATTGGCGTGAGTTGATGGGCGAGAATACACAGTCCGCTTGGATTCCCAAGACCGAGTATTCCGTCCCCCAGGTGACTGCCCCCTCCGGTGGCTGGTCTATTGGCTCGATTGCCGATTATATGGGCATCCCTACTGGTGTCGCCAATCTTTCTGTTAACGCGCTGCCCTTCCGGGCCTACGCTCTTATTATGAACGAGTGGTTTCGTGATGAAAATCTTTCCGACCCGCTCAATATTCCCGTGGATGACGCTACCCTTGCAGGTTCCAACGGCACCAACTATATCACCGATGTTGTCAAAGGCGGCATGCCCTTCAAGGCCGCCAAGTTCCACGACTACTTCACTTCCGCGCTGCCTGCTCCGCAGAAAGGCCCTGATGTGGCCATCCCTGTGTCTGGTGGTGCGAATTATCCTGTTAAGGCTCTTTCTACTGATGTTACTGCCCCCGGTAATGAGGCTATCCATATTGCGTCTATGTCTGGTACTCCGTATAATCGCCTATCTGTTAATCAAAATGTTTCTCCCGAGCCCGGTTCTATTTGGGCTGTTGAGAATTCTATCCCCGGCGGTAAGCAGCCTGTTATTCCCACCAATCTTTGGGCCATCAATGACGGTTCCGTTTCCGCTGCTACTATCAATCAGCTCCGCATGGCTTTCCAGATTCAGAAGCTTTACGAAAAGGATGCAAGAGGAGGTACTCGGTACATTGAAATCCTCAAGTCTCATTTTGGCGTTACAAGTCCTGACGCTCGTTTACAGCGTCCTGAGTATCTTGGCGGGAATCGCATACCTGTCAATATCAATCAGGTGGTGCAGAACTCTGCAACCCAGGCTCAAGGAACTCCTCTCGGTGATACGGCTGCCTTTTCTGTTACCACCGATGTTCACGGCGATTTCATCAAGTCTTTTGTTGAGCATGGTTTTGTGATCGGTATTATGGTTGCTCGCTATGACCATACCTATCAGCAGGGCCTTGAGCGTTTCTGGTCTCGTCGTGACCGTCTGGATTATTATTTCCCGGTCTTTGCCAATATTGGTGAGCAGCCTATCCTGAATAAGGAGATTTACGCCCAGGGCACCGCCCAGGATAATGAGGTTTTCGGTTATCAGGAAGCCTGGGCCGACTACCGTTACAAGCCTTCTCGCGTTGCTGGTGAAATGCGTTCTAAGGCTCCGACCTCTTTGGATGTCTGGCATCTTGCCGACGAGTACACTACTCTGCCCAAGCTCTCTGATGCTTGGATTCGTGAGGATAAGACCAATGTTGACCGCGTACTTGCTGTTACAAGTTCTGTGTCTAACCAAATGTTTGCCGACCTCTACATCCAGTGCAAGGCTACTCGGCCTATGCCTGTGTATTCTATCCCTGGCCTTATTGACCACCACTAAGGAGGTATGATATAATGACGCTCGGCGAATGGGCCTTTGGCTCTAAATATACCCAGGCGAAGCAGCAACTTTCCGCGAAGCAGCAGTCTACCCCCTCTTCTTCTGCTGCTAATAAGTTCGGCTCGTATGTTGGTGCTCTCCAAGGTATCGCCGGCCAGAATTCCGCAGCCTCCGCCAAACAGGCGGAGGAACTGCGGGCCTGGCAGGAGCAGCAATCCCAGATTGCAAGGAAATTCAATTCTGAGGAAGCCCAAAAAAATCGTGATTGGCAGGAGCGTATGAGCTCTACCGCCCATCAGAGAGAGGTACGTGATTTAATTGCGGCTGGTCTTAATCCTGTCTTGTCTGCCACTGGTGGGTCTGGTGCTGCTGTTACTTCGGGATCTTCAGCTAGTTCCAGCGCGCCGTCTGGTGCCATGGGCAATGTTGATACTGGTGTTACAGGTGCTCTTGGTTCTCTCATGTCCACTTTGGTGGGTTCTCTTTTATCCCTAGAAGCTACTCGCGTATCTGCTCAGTCTAATCAGGCTATTGCGGATAAATATACAGCTATGAGTAAATATACTTCCGAGCTTTCATCCAAGACTTCCAAGGATATCGCTGGCTTGCAAGCGCAGACCCAGCTTACTACTGCAAATATTCAGGCTATGGCTACTAAGTACGTTTCGGACAATAATCTTAAGGGTACGAAGTATGCTGCCGATGCTTCTGCCGCCGCCTCTAAGGTAGCGGCTTCTATTCATGCCGCTGCGCAAAAGTACGGTTATGATGTGCAGTCTATGACGCAGAAGGAGATTGCTGCCTTTAATGCCCAGGTCAACAAGGATATGCAGCAAGCCGGCTTTAAACAGGATTTTGATATCAGAGAGGCTTTTCCGAATAATGCTTGGAATGCTTTCGGCGGTCTTGCTACTCAAGCCGTTGAGGATATTGAAGGAGCTTCTTTGCCTTGGGGCAATAATATTTTTGATTATTTTGCTAATGTGCTGCCTGGTGCTGTTTCTGGTAAGGATGCTTCTAAGCGTAAAAAGCGCTAACGACTGAGGCTGTCAGGTGGAGGGTGTGGGAACCAATACTATCTTGATATATTGGTTCCCACTGACACCACCAGACCAACCGAGTGCGGAGAGGGTGATTTTATAGCTTGTTTCCATCCTTTGAAGGGATTTAGAATCGGCACCACGAAGAACGGCAAAGCAGATATGAAGATAGTCCCTTATGGTGTTCATCACCTGGAGCTGCGCAAGGGTCGCATTTGTACTTCCGATGTTCCTGAGATTTCTGCTTACGCTGAGAAGACTTGGCTTGACTGGGTTGAGATTCCCTGCGGCAAGTGTGAAGGCTGCCGGATTGCCCGCTCCCGTGATTGGGCCAATCGCTGTATGATGGAGCTTGAGTATCATGATTCGGCTTATTTTTTGACCTTGACTTATGATGAGGAGCATGTACCCCGTCACTGGTATGCTGATCCGGAGACCGGAGAGGCGATGCAGTCCCTTTCACTGTGTAAGAGAGATTTACAGTTGTTTTGGAAGCGTCTTCGCAAAGCTTTCCCCGATGACCACATTCGCTATTTTGCTTGTGGTGAGTATGGCTCCACGACCTTCCGCCCTCACTACCATGCAATAGTTTTTGGTCTCCACTTGCATGACTTGATTCCCGTGCAGGATATCCGGCGTGGCGATGTCGGATATCAGTATTTTTACTCGGAGTCTTTACAACGGGCTTGGAGTGTGGTAGAACAGAAAGGGGAGTATGACGCCCCTTGCAAGCCATGAAAAAGGAGGGATTCCCCCCACATGCAGTTCCAAATGGCACAAAAGAGCGGCAAAAAGTGACGTCGGTAGACATCTGGTAGACACGCCGGACATGCCAAGCGCAAAACGGCCCGGAACCGCAACGGTTCCGGGCTGCTTTTGGTAGACATTTGGTAGACTTAAACTTAACACACCATCCAATAATATAATATATTGAGGTTTCC